CAGTGGAAGGGAGACAGCCTATTTTGACTTCGTAGAGGACGACTCTGGTCTGTGTCTCATGTGGCATTGTTGGCCGGAGAGGTTCCCCAACTCTAGGCTTCTGACCGTGCATAAAGTGAAACAGATAGTGAAAGACGCAGGTAAGATTTCATTTTTCTGGGCTCCTTTCATAGGCCCACTTCTCCCGGCGAGACACTTTCTGCACGACGAGGAAAAGCCTAGATCCCGGAGGGGAGAGCCCGTAGATGACGACTGCACATTCGTGAGGAAGAGCGACGAGATGTTGGAACAGATGAAAGGAAGATCAAAGGCCCACCCCTACTCGTTCAATAAGCACGTAACAGCTTTCGAAGAGTCGACGGGAGGCCCCAAAGCCAAGAGCTGCTTCTACCAAGTGCTAAAGGGGAAAATGAAGGAAGGGTATGAGAACATTCTCTACCCTGAAATGGAATCTCTGGAAGATCTGAGCGGATACAGACTGAGGGACGTTTGCGACATGAAGTGTTACCTGAGGGTCTACAGGAAATCAGGGATATGTCACGCTCAGAACTCCTACTTCGAAGGCTCTCGACTAATAAGAAACTCCATGGATTTCGAGCACGCTACAAGGGGTCTGAGAATCCTGGGGAGACTGAAGGACGAGCCCATCTGGGATGCATTCGCCCTCAAAACTCTGTACACTCTAGCTGTTGAGGGAGATGTCATGACTTTCTTCTCCAGAGTGAACTACGGTGACCTGAGCGAGGAGAGAGAGGGAGGAGCATGGGTTCAGCAGGTGGGCACCGACCCAAAGAACCCGGAGTTTCAGTTCGTTTGTAACTACCCGTCTGTCAAAAGTGCTATTAGATTCTCGGATAGTTCGATCCTAGAGAGTGGGACGCCTCTAAAGGCGAGAGTTTGCTGTCATCCGGGGAGGACGAGAAAGCTAGAAGATTCAGAATTGTTCTCTGTCGGGATAGAGACAAGCATAAACGCCTCTTCAATAAAAGTGTACTGCTTGTCTAATTACCCATCGGGAGGCCTCTATGACTGGTGTCGGTGGAAGATGTACAAGGAAGGCTGCTGGATCGAGACCCCAACATCCGTTCTGAAGACAATAAGCGAGCTGACAGCGTGTGCTGAGACTTGTGATGCTTTCAGAAGAACGATGGTGTCGATAGAGAAGATGGAGAGCAGATACAGAGTGGGTGTTCAGGAGAGCGAGTATGACGACTTCCTGACAAAAGTCGTGGAAATGTCAAAGAGAGGAGAGGAGCTGTCGGACGAGGTTTTGGACAAGTGGCAGAGATTGAGGCACGAAAGGTGTGCTAGAATATTGTGTTCGAACTTGGGAATCGCATTCGAAGGAACTGATGTGAATCTGCCATCCCGCTTCGACTACTTCGGGGAAGGTTACAACAAGACTCCGGACATCGTCTTTGAAACGGAAGAGGTGACATATCTTTTGGATGTGAAAACCACAGTGGGGGATCCCGTCCGAGTCTCCGAGGAACTCATGGAGAAGTACACGGCGGTTGCGAACGGTCTGACACAGCACTTGGGGAAGGTTGTGAAGCCCGCTGCAGTTGTGTTCTCCTTTTCGGAAGACAAGGTGAGGTGCCTTGTCACAGAGGAGCTAACACCTTTAATAGACATTCAACATTTAGAAAAGAGCGCAGGGTATGTTATGTTCGGAGAGAAAAATATCAGGAGAATGAAGAACTACGAGCCTGCGCTCAGGACAAAGAACATGGAATCAACGGAAAGGAAGAAAGACTTCTTCGAACTCTGGGTGGGCTGGGTCTTCAGTAAAATAAACTTGTTATCCCCCGACCCAGTGGAAAACGAGGGGAAATATGATGAAACCAGCCCCCTAAAACAGGGTACAGACCATTACTCATTTATGGAAACCGGACTGAGAGACTCGAAACCCATAGATTATAAGTCTCTCGCAATAAAAATATTGAGGAAGACAGACAAAGAGACAGACGCAGAATACTTCCAGGAGGTCAGGATAGCATTGCAAAAGAAAATGGATGAGAGGAGGGGCATTTGGCCTGTCGACGACAAGAGCAAATTCAACATGTTTCCTTTCTGCGGCCCGAAAAGGAACAAAAATCTCGGTGACGTTGCTCCCGGGCCTGTTCTTCTAAGTTTCGACGACGGAACAGTTGCCCTGTCTCCAAGCGACTTTGAGAACTTCGAGGATGATAAATCGAAGAAACCGACGGATGCTGGGATGTCTCTCTACGACATGATAGGATTTGACTCAGTGTGTGACATATACAAAGGGGAAGAGATGAAAGAGTTCGCAAGGATCCAGACTGAGGTGATAGAGAACATCATGTACATGGAGGGGAGGAGGATAGCGGCCAGGTCGCAGATTAAGAAACTCGCAAAAGACATCTCTTTCAGAGGGAAGGCCAGGAAAGAATTAAGGAGCAAGGGAGCCACGGTTTACAAATGTTTCGAGGGATACACAATTGCACTTAGGAAAGGAAGTCGTGTCACAAAGGAAAAACAAATCAAGGTAAGAATCTTCGTGCACGAGGAAAACAGGGTAGATCACCCTCTCTTGAAAAGCGTCTGCAAGGTATGGAAGAAAGAGGGAGATTATGTTGGGTGGTCGAAGTGGTACACTATCGGGTTGTCGCAGCTGGGAAACTTGGTCAGGTCTGCGGAGATGTTCGAAGGAATCAAGATGAGCGGACAGAATGAAAAATGGTGCAGAAGAACATACTTTTGCTGGATGTTCATGAGGCCGGCAACTGCTGAGATCCTGCAGAATGCCAGGTATGCCTGGACAAGTTCCCTATCGTACCACGGGGACAAGATGAAGCTCATCGATACGATCATACCGGATTTTGTAAATTCCAGGATAGATGGTGTGATGTGCAACTACTTAGGAGTCTGGTGGGACTGCCTGTTGACAGAAGGGAAATCACAAATGAAGAAAAAGGAGTCCCTAGAGTTGACAACCATGACGGAATACGACCACCTGGATTTCCCCTCCTTCTGGGATCCGTCTGAAAGAGTGTCTTCCGAAATCTCCATGATGGAAATCTATTTTTGCAACATGTCCAGCAAGTCCTACGGCTTTCAAGCTCACAAAGAAAACAAGATGGTGGACAAACTGATCGAATGCGAACTTAAGTGGAGGAAGCTGGACAAACATTTCGAGGAAAGGTCCATCGAGGAAGTATTTGACAATCCAGGAATGTTCAAGTTCTGCAAAAGCGCCGTTTATTCTGCCACTAAAATGCTCATGCAAGAAAGAGCCTATAGAGTCCAACCTATGGTCACGTTCTCTCGAAGCCTTCTAAAGAAAATAGACGAACTCTCTACCCTCAAATCGAGTGTGAGTAAGAAATCCGAAGAGCTTTTCGAAAACAATAGGAAGAAGGCAGCAGAAAACTACTCTTTCCTACACAAGAAAACAGGCTTACTAGGCATCATCTCCAACCTGCAAGTTCTGGAGGACCAAGAGATATTCTACAATGACGTGTTTCCCAAAGAGCAGATAGGAACAAGGGAAATCACCATCTTGCATTACACCTCAAGATTGAGAATATGGCCTCTCGAGAGACTGGCAGAGGCATATTGCAAGGAGAATGAACACGAGCAGATAACGGGAAAGGACAAAGAAGGCTTGCAAATTTCCATCATGTCTGCAATGCGAGAAGAGAGGCTCAAACTGGCCAAAAAGGGAATCCCGAGCAACTCAGAGTTTCATGGTCTGGACGCAACCAGATGGTCTCCAGGTTTCAACGTAGCACATTTCGGAGTGATGCTAGACGCCATGCTAGAGAGGATGCCATCCCTCAACAGATACGGGAAGGCCATACAGTGCCTAATTCTGGGAAAGGAGGTTAGAATGCCTGACGCATGGGTGAAGAAGGCCGGAAAGATAACTAAAGGCGAGATAGTCTCTGGAAAAGATGGCGAATTAGTAGAACTCATGAAGCAGGTCCACAGAAACAAGGGGTATCTGAAGAACGAATCAGGGATGGGTCAAGGGATAGAGCATCTCCTATCGTCCCTGTACCACTGTGTTGTTGTGGATGTAGAAAAGAGGACAGCGGCCACTATTGCCGAACTAATCGGCATCAAGAAAAGAATGTCGCACTGCCTTGTATCCTCCGATGACAAGACTTACTTCCACATGTGGGTGGCAAGAAACTCACACGACTCGGCAAGGTTTTCGAGAGCACTCTGGGGAGTCTCTACGTATGTGAGCCCGATCTTCAACATACACCAAAACACTAAGAAAAGCTTCGGGAGTCCTGTCGTAGGCGAATTCAACTCGTACTTTTCGATAGGCAAGAAGCCGCATTACGCCTGGATAAAAGACATGTACACTGCCACATCGGTCCCGAATCTCACATGCCCAGAGACAGCAGTGGAATCCAAACTCTCGGACATGAGGAGACTTCTGGAACACGGAGTTTGCTGGGACAGACTGATGCCATTTTACATGGAAGTTCGCAAGTCCATGATCCGCAGATACACTTACAGGGAAGACGACATTGAGAAGCTGACCAAGCTCCTAGACTGCAACGAGGCGGATCTTCCTCCTCAACTAGGTTTTATGCCCGGGTCGGCAGGTGCTCTAATGTCGATGCTCTACTCGAAGGAAACCCTCTGCTTCAGGGGTTCTGACAAGCTGCAGAGATTCTACAGGAACTTCTACTCGAATTCCAAAAGCTATGGGCTAGGAGGAATGGAGGTTGGGGGCAAGCACAGAATCCATCTGGATATGAGGTTCGACTTGAGAGTTTCGAAGATGAGAAAGGAGCTTCTTCAGAATTCGGGGTTCACAGACGAAAGCGCTAGGGATTTTCTAAACAGGCTAGCACTCAGCAGGGTATCCGGATCCTCCGACGCACCCGCATGCAGATATAAGCTTCTTTCATTCCCCATGCAACTTAAAGACGAAGATGAGCTAACCGTCGCCATGCCTGTTCATAGTCTGATCAGGGCAGCCCAAGCAGCTAAGAACGTCAACGTGGAGGGTTTCGAAGGAAAATCGAAGGGGCTGGTTGCCTCCTGTGCCCTCATTTTGAATAAGTCCAGCGACAAGAACATAATGAGCAATGTTGTGTTCTTTAGAGGATCGGACATAATATCAAAAGCCTTTGACAAACTAGTTGGCAAAACAGGGGAGACCAGGTGGAGGAAGTCCAACGAAAGAAGGAAACCTCGAACATACAACCTGACCATGTTCAGCGAGGGAACGAAAGTAACACTCAAGAATTTCACAACAGACATCTTGTGCTCCCCTGACCCGAAAATGAACACAGCACGAAGGATAGTTGCGTTGGAACAAACTAGCGGAGGAATTGCAAGCGGAGAACTCTTGGCAATGGACCCGATGAAGTTCATGTGGAAGAACTTTGGGAACGAGGAGACCTTCATTAAAGCAGAGAATTTCTTCTCGTTCTTCATCAGCAGACAAAATTTCTCATCTCTAAAAATGGCGCTGGTTCAGCCTCCTGGCATATCCGGAGAAAAGAACCTTTCCATAATTTTGTCAGAAGTCCTAAGAACTGGTTTCATAGCAAAGATCGCGTGGGAAGAAAACGAAGAGGTAGAGATCATGACGAGATTCGTAACCAGAGGAGAAATTCTCTTTCCCCCGAAGATCATTAGTCCTAGGGTCCACAAGAATGTCCAGCTGGTCAACTTCTGGTGCGGAGTGCAGAAGGGAGCAGAGTTTGGTCATCCGACACTGTTTTTCCAAACCCCCAAGTTCAACATGACGGTGTGTTCCAACGCCCTGTACATCATGGACAAAGACGGAGGTCCCAGGGCACACAAACTGTTCGTGAAGAACAAAGACGCAGAGATAGACCCCATATTCTCGAGAATCGTGAGGAGAGATATGGAAAACCACCCCGGAGGAGTTTTGAGGCCGGGGAACGCCTTTGAAGCTTCAGACGGAATGGTGTACAGCACAGTATGGCCGCCATTTCAAGCAAGCATCACAAAGTTAGACACGAATTGGACGCTTCACATATGGGTGCTTGCAAGGAAGGTCGACATAATCTCAATCAACGACAACACTCCTGGGCTGAATCTTGAAATACCTGAAAGAGGGGCAACAGAAGAAGACCTCATCGAGAAAATCAAAGGAATAAGAATGCCTCTTTCCCAAGCCAACATCACCCAGAAAATCGGGGAAACAAGGGGAGGGGGGTTTGACTTCATAAAGGAAATGAGAGAGGATCTCGACGACCTGGAGTCTGTGGACGACGACTACGACATCGAACCGGAAGAAAGCGACGACGTCGTGGACACTATCGCGAAGTATGTGGGCCTGCTAGCCAGAACTGCAGATCAAGTCGACGACGATACCCCCGAGGACGACGAAACATCGGCGAAAGTGGGAACTCTGAGAAGCTACAAGTATCACTTGGGAAATTACATATCTACGCATTACATCCCGAGGAACATCTCAGACATAAAGAGGGGTGCGGTTTGGTTCTCAACATGCATTATCGGAAGGCTATCAACACTGGGAGTGACAGAGAGAAGCTTACAGCAAACACTGATGATAGCTATAAGCACAGAGCAGAAAATTGAATCCCTACCAGAGGCAGTTAGGCAAGCCGATCTGGACAGAATAAAATTTAGATCTGAGAAAGACGAAGAAGACGAATCCCCTGAAGGAGACCTGATTCCAATAGTCAGCAGCGTGGATGCTGGAAACATGAAAGATGTGG